CGCCGCTGAGTCACCCCGGTAGCCAATTCTGGTTATCGGACAGCATCCCAATGCTGGACCCCCCCTATACGACTAGCAACCGTATAAGGCAGCCGGTTGTTTCTCGCAACCGTACCGCCCTAGTTGGTAACTAGGGCAGAGAGGGTGGCCAGCACCCCGAAAGGGGGAGAGCGAGCCCAGGGCAACCGTTGACGTTGCCGCCAAACGATCGACCGACGTTTGGACATCCTTACTGGAGGACACCCATGGTCAAGACCAGCCCCGGAGGCTTTGCAGCCTTCCGGGGTCGTTCGGGACAACGCCGTAAAGCCCATTTAGTGGACTTTACAGCGAAGTACCTAGGTTTTGCCGCAGGTGGACTCGTTCAGGAGTACGAGGAGATCTTCCTTCATGTCGAAAGACATGAGGGGAGACTGCAAGCAACAAAGAAAGCAAAGAGATGGTATGACGTTAGTCTAAGACTAGCATCAAACATTTCTTTCGCTCCTTTGGAGTTTACAGCCTCTGACAAAGATGGTTACCCTAAAGTTCTTAGGAACTTTAAGGCTCATCTAGTCAAAGACAACCTCGACTCCAAACGTGCGGTACTTACTATCCTTCAGCTATATAAGCTGATTGATAGTAAGGGTGAGCCCTCTCTCCGAGGGATTGCCGCGCCGTACGCCGGCGAGTCGCACCCGGAATGGTTGGGAGACTATGAGAAAACTCTTGAGAAGATGTTTCCATCTTCTGAGAGAGATCTTAGAGTATCTCAACTCAAACCTGGCTATCATGTCAGTGGAAAGAATGGTCCTAACGGACCCGCTCTCTCTACTGTACACGCTGATCGCTTAGCTATCAGCGGGACAAGTATTGAGAGTGCCTGTCAGGAGCTTTCGCTCCTAACTGGATTCAACCAACTACATGATGACTTGCAGACGCCCAGCGCGACTGCGGATGTAGTCCACAAGAACGGAAGGTCTCCCTGTCACTCACGAATCCGTATAAAATACGAATCCGGGGGTAAAGCGAGACCCTTCGCGATTGTGGACTTCTTCTCGCAATCAGCTCTTAAGTCAATCCATACTTATTGCATGGATTGGTTGAAGAAAGAGCCAAACGACGGAACGGATTCCCACGACTCGGCAGCGCAAGCTGTCAAGAAGTGGACTTCCGATCCGAAGTCTGAACTTTTCTCCTTCGACCTAACAGAAGCTACAAACCGCTGGCCACTGTTCCTACAGTGGTTAGTGGTTAAGCAACTGTTCGGTCACGAAATTGCTGACTGCTGGAAGACTATCATCTCCGACCGTGATTTCACAATCACGGACGGGCCAGAGACAATCAGGTTTAATTGCGGACAACCGCTTGGAGCTCTAAGCTCTTGGGCGGTATTCGCAATTAGCCATCACGCTCTGACTCGTTCTGCGGTTTATCGAGCTTGGAAAGAGAGTGGACCTCTTAGAGGTCCCTTTATTCCTTCCAAAGAATTCGATAAATATCGCATTATCGGAGACGATATAACTATCCGCAGCCGTCCGATAGCCAAAATCTACAGGAGCTATCTCCATGACTTGGCGGTCGATATTTCGATCGTCAAGTCAGTCCTCCCAGAACAAATCAAGGATGGCACCCCTACAGGGGAGCTAGCCAAGAGAATGTTCAAAGGAGGCAAAGAGATTACACCTGTACCTCCTGATGCTATCCTAATAGGAATGGAACCTTTCGGGTTCCCTTCTCTGTTAGAACAAGCTTCAATGAGGGGCTACCGGGCAACGGAGTCACCGTACCTCGTCCAGTCTACTCTTCACCAAAGTGAAGAGTTCGCAGATCTGACTTTCCCGTTTCGTAACCGCTTCCCCCCACTTAAGGGGTTAGAAGAGTATTACGAGGTGAGAAAATCACTCGGTCTCACTTCCGATATGGGTGGTTTAAGCCCACATTGGTTCCAGTGGTGTACAACTCCACAGGAAGAGATCGAGGATCTTGTTCGAACATTCCTGTTCGAACAGGTAAGATCCGCGGAGGAGAAATCGGAAGAGATCTTGACAGGTCTTACATACCAAACGTATGGAGTTACCTCCGACGAGTGGGATGAAGACGAGTCAGGATCCCTGAAGAAAGCTCCTCAGGGTGGCGACTGGCAGCCAGACGCATTCCAGGCAGAACCAGAGTTACTTCGAAATGTTCTAGACTACTCTAGAAATATTCTACAAGAGGCTACTATGGAGTTATACAATCCAGGTTTCAATAACCTAGATATATATAAGTTCATAGGCCGCTTGCAGGTCTTTCTAGATCCTGACCTAATGGTGTTTGGCCGCAAGGCCTTAGACCAGAAGGCTAGGACTAGAGTCTATATGTCTAAGATAGTTAAATACTGTCTTAAACATAGGACTCTAGAAGACTAGAGCACCGTAAGTCCTAAGGTTATACCGGGATCACCGCAAGGTGGTCTCCACATGACCTCGTGGACCTTACGGCGGCGTCCCATCCGATACCTGTCGGT